TTCCGGGAGTATGGAACTCAGCAGTTGTTCTACCTGTGTAGATAAACTGTAAAGATTTTCCATTTTTCAATGTTCTCTTCATTACCATATCGCGAGCTATAGACTCGTGTTGGAAGCCTTTGAACATCTCTCCACTGAACAATTTAAGGTAGAGTGCACGTGCGTCACCGGCTGAGTTTGACTGACCTTGGCGTGTTAGCGAGGTAGTCAAATCTGAACTCTGATGAGCCATGATTTTTTCTTAAAATGTAAGGGTATATATTGTTGTTCCTAACGTTAGAATTGTTTCAGTCTTATTTGGTCTAGCGTGAGACTGCACGCTTTGTGGTCTGATTCCCACCGTCGACGGCTAATGGTATCCTCCTCAGAGGGCAAAAGCCAAATTAGAAGAGAGTCCGACTCTGAGGTGCTCTCTTCCTATGTCATTTACTTAGTGTAAACAACGCCACGATATACGTAAGTTACCATTGGTATCTCCCATATACCTAGACCCCGTTCCGTGCCTAGGTTTGCATGCGTTCCTGCGTAGGAATGAACGGACGTGGCATCCAGTGTCGGGTGACACCGGAGATGATAAAGATGTTAGTTATCAGAGTTATCGTCGTCAGAAAGTTCTTTATCAGTTTCTTTCTTCTCTTCTTCTTTATTGCAAAATTCAAAGCTGGTGATGCTGGCTCGCATTTTATCTGATTGATGGCTCATGCTATTGCAGGAGCTGTTAGTGCAACTTCTGTTGCTTCACTTGATGCTAGATCAAGTGGGAAGTTGTGAGCGTTACGCTCGTGCATTACTTCCATACCTAGGTTCTGTCTGTTTACAACGTCTGCCCAAGTAGGTATAACTTTGCCATTACTATCAGAGATAGACTGGTTAAAGTTAAAACCGTTAAGGTTAAACGCCATTGTGCAAACACCCATGGCAGTTAACCATATGCAAACCACTGGGAAAGTTGCCAGAAAAAAGTGTAAGCTACGAGAATTATTAAAAGATGCATATTGAAAAATTAGTCTACCGAAATAGCCGTGAGCTGCCACGATGTTATAAGTCTCTTCTTCCTGACCAAACTTATAGCCATAGTTCTGAGACTCCTGTTCAGTTGTTTCCTTAATAATTGAGGACGTGACAAGAGATCCGTGCATAGCAGCGAAAAGAGATCCACCGAATACCCCAGCAACACCGAGCATGTGGAACGGATGCATAAGGATATTGTGTTCTGCTTGGAATACGAACATGAAGTTAAAAGTACCAGAAATACCAAGAGGCATACCATCACTGAAACTCCCTTGTCCGAAAGGGTAGACGAGAAAAACCGCTAGTGCTGCTGAGAGAGGAGCTGTGTAAGCTACAAAGATCCAAGGTCTCATACCTAGTCGGTAAGATAGTTCCCATTGTCTGCCAGCATATGCTGCTACTCCTATTAAGAAGTGAAAGACAACGAGTTGATATGGTCCACCGTTATATAGCCACTCGTCCAAAGTGCCGGCTTCCCAGATAGGGTAAAAGTGCAGTCCAATTGCGTTGGAGCTAGGGACTACTGCTCCTGAAATAATATTGTTTCCATAGATTAAAGAACCGGAAACTGGTTCACGTATGCCGTCGATGTCCACAGGGGGAGCAGCGATGAAGGCGAGAATAAAACATGTAGTTGCAGCTAGTAAGCAAGGTACCATGAGTACTCCAAACCAACCTACGTATAGGCGATTGTTTGTACTTGTTACCCACTCACAAAATCTCTGCCAACTATTGGAGGCTTCTCTTGTTACTGAGATTGCTGCCATTTAAAATATACCGGGGATGATTTGTCCAGTTGTTACGTAAGCACCTAGTGCTGCTACGAAACCAAGCATTGCTGCCCAGCCATTAAATCTTTCTGCTTCGTTTGTCATAAAAGGATTGGTGTTGATTGGATAGTTGTCGATAACTCTCGCTGGAGTTTCGTTTGCGTAAATGTTATATTTACCGTTTTCTGTGCGTATCATATTAGTTCGAGTTGGGTAGAAAAAAACATATGGCGAGGACGATACGATTCGGGTCGCCGATATGTTTAGGTATTAAAATTCAAGATCTGATTGATCTAGTTTTGCTACGACATCAGCTCTGTAAGCTGGGTCTGTGTCATAACGTGGATCTCCCATTGCTGCTACGAGTTCAGCTTGAGATCTAAATACGTCGCCTGCACTAGAAGCTGGTTTGCCTTGCAGCATTCTCCCTTCGTAGCCATTAGCTTCGTTGTATTGTGATTGTAGTCCTTGGAAAGCAATACCAATAGCGGCAGGATTTCCTGAGTCAACAACAGAATCAAAGGCATCAATCTGATTGTTAGGTAGGTTAGAACCAGCCCAATCAATCACAGCGTTGTAATTAGATTCTCCGCCGGCTGCATTAATAACAGTGTTGACTTGTGCATCAGATAATTCAACAGCTTGTTGTGGAGCTTGTGGGTTATTAGCTTGTATTTCTAAGTAAGCATTAACTAAATCTTGACTACTCATTTCAGAGAATCTTCCTATAGTTTCTTCACTAAGCTGTCCATCATTTGCATAGTATTCTTCTGACGCTTCGTTGATCAGACTGACCGCAGGAGCATCATCAGATACCTCTTCATCGCTTTCTTCTTCCTCTTCATATCCTTCGTCACTTTCTTCGTAGTCGGTTTCTTCTTCTTGTCCAAGTTTCTTTTGTAATGATAAGTAAGCTGCTTCTAATTGTTCAGCGTTTTCATATTTACCAGCTAGTAGTCCTTCATGTTCTGCTTCTAACTGTTCTCCTACTTGTAGAGAATCCTGTTCCTCTTCGGAAAGGACTTCTGTTTCAGGAGTATTATCATACGAATAAGTTTCACTCATTATTCAGGTTGTTCTTGTGGTGGTTGCATTCCTTGCATGTTTTGAGAGTCAGCTAATTTAGAATTTGCAAACTGACCAGCCTGCTCAAGTAGAGTCTGGTTCTGTTGGTTCTGCATCATTTCATCTTTCGCATCTGCAAGTTGTTGTTCAGTCTTAACAAGATTCAGTACATCAATACCTTGTGCAGCAGCTAGACGTTTGATTGCTTCCAGAGGGTTAATGAATTTCATTAATGATTCTGGTCCTAATGTCTGTGCAATAGTTTGCACGAACATAGTTAAAGCTTCTCTGTCTTGACCACGACCTAGTGCATTAACACCAGCTACAATTGCTGGTCTTACAACATCTTTAGGTAACTTAGGTAGTTCGTTACTTCTCTGTAAAACTAAAAGTGTTCTATCTAAATAGGGTATGAGGAAAGATACAGTTAACAAGCTGAAGATCCCACCGAGCTGTTGCTCAAGTTCTAACTGAGTTAGTCTGACTTCTTCTGCTGTTACTCTCTCTGCATTCCTTACGTTCATCACGAGGAAAGCTTCAAGCAATCTTCTCTCAATTGTTTGTGCCATCTGTGCAGCAGTAGAGAAGTCAGCAGTCTTACCTACTTGTACAACTTGTACGTCTTCTGCTCTACCCTGAACTATGGCTCCGTTACCAGCCTTTGCGATAGTAGCTGGCTTTGTAGTTGAGGATGGGCTGACCAGAAAAATAACTTTACTAGCTGCCGCAGCTCCTTCAACAAGGGCTTGTGATAATCCTTCGAGAGATTTGAGATCACCAAGGAACTCTTCTACTCTGCCACGACCATACTGTTCTCCGTCAACTGAATTGAAAGTCAGGACTAACCATGGACTTGCATTCTTAGGAGCTGTACTACGTGACCCGGGAATTATCTTATCTAATACTTCTTGGTACCATACCCATCTGCCGTTCTCTAGTTTCACGCACGTGTAAACTTCGACATCATCAGTATGACTACCTTTAGTTTCGTCGATACCTGTATTAGTATCAGGCTTTGGGATTTCAAACCCAAGTACATCTCGACTTATCAATTCCTTTGTAACTATTTCTAGGACGTTACCATTTCCATCTCTGTTGACGACATACCTATTAAGCGGATAGTTCTTAATACCATCTTTACCCATAAACAAGAGTGCATTACCACCAACAATTAAATGTTTAAGTGCTTGGTGTATGACAACTCTGTCATTTGATGCAGCGATATAGTCCATGACCATTCGTTCCATCTTTGATAAAGAAAGATCAAGTTCTGATCTTGCTTCGGGAGGTAACTCTTCACCTAACTTGTCCTCTCTTACCTGAAACTTAAAGAAGGAACCTTGTGGTGGTAGTATTGCGAGCATTAATTTTGCTGCAAGCCCTACCACACACTTAGATCCAACTGATTGCCACGGAATATTGAGAGTCTCGTGTGTAGGTCTTGAAGATGTATCGTCTTGAATTAAATAAGGTAACGTGAGTCTTGAACAGTCAACGGCTTTGTCTAGGAATTGTCTTCGATCTGTTACCAGTTGATTGTATCTCTCACGGGCTAACATTAGTTAAGTCCCCCAGTAGACTGGTCTGTACCTGTATTTACTTTAGGATTTAATTTAATCCTTAATGATCCTGTACCTTGTGAGTACTGGTTTTTATTTTTATTACCACGGTCATCCTTTGCTCTTCTTACCTGTGGGTTCACGTCCTTAACTATTGGGTCAGGAGCTGGCGCAGTAGGTGTTGGAGGTAAAGGAGGTGGCGGAGCAGGAGGTAATACTGGTGGTGCAGGGGTTGGGTTCCCTCCGAATATACACATTAGATTTCGTCCTCTTCTATTGATTTTATGTACTCAATCACGCTGGCTTGACCAGCTCTATACATGATTGATTGAATATCTTCTTTTGGGTGGACTGGCTCCCACCCGAAGTTATCATCTAACTTCTTTATTAACTCTTGAAGTCTGTCGTTGTGAAGCTTAAGAGTATTGAGGGAGATTGACATTTGAGTGTTCAAAAAATGCAGGCATTCTAGCTGCCTTGGTCTGAGAAAATTCTGGTGCTTTGCCTTCGTACATAAGTCTGTCGCTGGCATCTAGCCAAAATTTTTTGTCTAAATATCTATCGTCATTTCTTTTCAAAGGTTCCATTACCCAGTTGATAGTTGCCTTCCTTAAAAGGTCAAGAGATCTACTTGGCTTTAGTCCTAGCTCTGCACACACCAAGGAGTTAGCTGCCACATGGACTTGCTCATCTCTTGATATGTCAGCACTAACAGTTCTTAAACCAGCATCACCACAGAATCTAAAGAATGGTAGTAGTACAAAGAAGATTGCTCTCTCTGCTACTAACG